AACGCGCAATGCCACAGTGCATTAAATATTAGGCTGTTAATTTGTTGTTACATTTATAATAATAGCCGGGCATTACTCACGCAATACCCGGCTTACTGTCATTCTCAATATCTATTAGAAACCAATGAAAAAAACAAACAATTGATGATATTAAACTATTCCCTTGTTGCACTGCAAAGATACGAATAATCTTACTTATATCTATTAAAGATGATAGGTGAAAATGCTACAAATCTCAGAAACATAATGCTTTGTCTTTGTTTGTGTGCACTGAAAAACAGTGGAGATGACACACGGCCACGGGCATCCGCCGCCAAAAGGTTTGACAAATAACCTTTTAGCGGCTCGGCGAGGCGGCGGCACGCCGCTCCTCACGAAGGTGAGCCCCCACCGCCCTACGCTTGACCACCTTGACCGCCCTCCGAAATAGCGGTATATGTAGGCGGTAATGGCACGCTGCCCGGTCGTCAGACCGCACGCGCACGAACACGGTCAGAGCATTTTCTCGGCATCGGGAAAATGCTCTGACTGCTTGTCTGTACGAAGTATAAATCAGAAGGACGACGTCACTGCAATCATTGAGGATGTCTGTGGGTGGCTCTCGCATCCGATGCACAAGGTGTCGAAAGCGTCCGACCCATCGGTGCGACTCTCCAATTTATTTTCCTCGGTCTCGGCCAACTTTTCGCCGCGCTTGTCTTTGCCGCCGTTGTATATGCCGGCGGTCTGTATCGATATAAGCAAGTCCTCGTTGTTCTCACGATTAATCATCGGCACAAGGTGTGCCTTACCTGCGAACATACGATTGATGAGAAGGTGCTTGAGTATCTGACGCATCGGCACGCCGATGTCCACCTCCGTCACCATCCACCCACGCGAGCGGAAGGCGTTGACGATGACCGTGGCGAAGCACAGGTTATCCACCGCATATGACCCTTGCTTGGCCGTGGCATCATAGTAAAACACGACATGGCGGTTGCGATGGTGTCGGTAGTACTTGCAGAAGTCTTCCACCAGTTCGTTGAGCTTACGCTCGTACTTGACATAGAACGATTTAAGCACCAGTAGCTTCCGTCCTCTTGGCTGTCCGGCCACAAGCCAGTTGATGTTGGCATTGTAGTCAAAGGCAATACATATCGGCTGGTCGGCGTCCACATCTGCGTCCATAAGCGATGACGGTTCCTTGATTTTGTCAAAGTCATACTCAAGACTGTCGAGGTGGCCGAAATTCGTTGCCGAGTACTTATGGCCTTCCGTCATCGACGAATAGAAGCCGTCACGCGCAATGCCGATACGCTTGCACAGCACAGACGCCTGGAATGTCAGCGGAGGCAGGTCGCGTTTGAGCTGACGGATAAAAGCCTCGCCAAGCACCACCATATTGTCGATGGTGGACACTTCGCGGTAGTCTAATGCCACCGAGCGAAGACGGCAGAGTGTACGATGCATATTGAGCAGTGTCGAGCGCATCCGTGCCGATGGTGCAATCCCGGCAGCGGCCAGTTCTCGCACCTTACTCTCGAAGTGGTGTATCTCGGCCACAAGTCCGCGTATCGCATCAATCAGTTCCGGGTCGCACTTCTTGTCGTACTCCAAGAGCCATGATCCTTTCTTGGTCACCGGCATGTCCGAAGTAATGAGGGTCGAATGGTGAAAGAAGTGCTTGCCGAAGTATTGACGGTTGCCACGCAATGCAGGTAGTGTTTCGTCTTTGAGCTGCTCGAAGTCAATAAACTTAGCCTCGTCAATATCCAGCGCATCATACGACTGCGAGTTGGATGTACCTGTCCGGTCTTGCGAAATGATGAAGCCGACGCTGCCGTTATAGAACGACAATACGTTCTCGTAGTTTTGGATGGGGAATATCGGCTGTTTCCATCCCCAGGCTTTCGGGGGCTTAATGCCGATGCACCAATGGACGTTGCGCATCAACCCCCAGCGTTCCCAATGCACCAACATTGACGGAAGGGTGTTGGTGAGTGCACGCTTGATGTTTGCAGATACAAAGCCGGTGACTGACCCGGGCATACGCTCGAAGTTGCGGCGATTCCATAGTGCGTGAACCATGCCTTTGCCGAAAGCACGCCCGGCGACGAGGACGGTATCGCGTGCTTGCACAACCGTCATCAAGTCGCGCTGGACGTCATTGAGATATACTTGCTGAGTCTGCGTATCCATTTCCGATAGGCTTAAACAAATCGTCCAGACGTGCATCGATGTCCTCGTAATCGACATCCTCCGTCTGATCCATCGTGTAATACTTTTCCTTGAGCGCCTTGATTTTTTCGCGGAAGTGCGGCATACGCTTAATGCCGATGACTTCCGGGTCATCGGTGAAGGACAGCACAAGAGGCACAACTTTGGACAGGATGCTCTCGCGATCGTCCTCCTTGTCCAGCTGAGTATATTTGGCATACTGCGATGCGGCAGCCACCATGTCACGAGTGTTGTTGGCCGCATCGGCCTTGGCGTATGCGCGGTTTATCATCTCCAAAAAGCGATAGCGGTGGTAGTCCTTGCTTTGGCGTTGGTAGTCGCCAAGCAGTTCCTTGATAATCCGCAGGTCTTCGCGCGCCACCGATTCAACCACACCATACCGCTGACGTATTTCGGCAACAATATCGCGGTCACGTTTGCTCGGAAAGTTGAGCCAATGGTTGTACATATCGCGCAAACGCACGACATGGTTTATCGTGATGTCGTTAAGCCCGGCCTTGACCATCTTGTCGCGGTCGGAGAATAGATGCCGCTGCGCGACTTCGTTGATTGCAGGTAGTGGCATAGTCGATGGTTTAATAATCCTCGTCAGCGGTCATATCGCGAAGATACGTCTCGGTGAGCTGCACCGCGAACGGCGAGCCGACACGTGCAAAATCAATCTCTTGCCGACGCAACATCAGCGCTGTTTCCGCCTTAGCTTTGAGATATGCCGCACGCAGCGGAGACAGGCAGTCGGACAACTCAGCCTTGAGTATATCGGTATTAATGCCAAGTAAAGCGGCTATGTCTGACGGCGGAGTGAGTGCAGCAGCCAGTTCGGCCACGCGATCGATTGTTTCTTTATTCAAGTCCATGTCAATACCTTGGATTCGTTGCGTAATATGGTCAGCCCGTCCTTGAGCAGAGATACAGTGCGATAGTCAGTCGTAATAATGCCTGCCTCGAAACGGTCTCCGCGTGTTTGATTCTGAGACGTGACTATAGCCACGTCCACAACTGGTGCATCCAGAATGACGACCTTGCTGTGGTTCTGTGCAAGTATAACCTCGTCGCAGACGCTGTGCATAAGGCTGTCCAATGACGATGTTTTGCGTGCCGCTCGCATATCACAGACGAGCGAGCACCACAATATCCGTCCTGATGAACGAGCGCGATGTAACCACCTCAGGAATTGCTCGGACACCGAGAATGTGGATATGGACATACCGGCCGGGCCTGTCTGGTCAAGCACCCAGTCAATATAGTCTGATAGCTGTGCGGCTCTGCCGAAGTACGGTTGTACCGCGCAGCTCGCCAACGGAGCCAGTCCGGTCAATGCTGCGCAGGACATCACGTCTCGGATTTATCCGTGACGTCGATGCCGAGCGCAGACAGCTCGGCTGCGACTTCCGGCGTAAACTTTCCACCGAGGTCGCGGATTACTGCGACGCAGGCGCGGCACTTGGTGATAGCAAGAGCGCGGCGATCGTCGGAGACATCTGCAGTCGAGGCCACCTTCTTGTATTTGCCGAGGGTCTTGCGTGCAGCCGACAGTCGTCGGTTCTCCTCGTCTGTACGTCCGGCGGACAGTGGAGGTGTAGTCGATGACGGCAGTTCGGTGTGCCCGGGCAAATACTCATCGTACAGCTCAAGTGTATGACGATATTGTTTATCAAGTTCGTCAAGCATCTGCAACTTCTCGAAGCGGTCGCACGGCTCTTGGTCTGCCATCGCTTTGAGTTCGTTGAAGAGCAGTACGATTTTGCGGTAGCGCGTCGCGTTGCCGTCCCATAAAGCCTGTACCTCAGGTGGTAGGCTGTCGTGGTCGGCACGGCGGCCACGGGCGGCATGAGCCTCCGGCAATTCGTCATCGGATGAGATTGTGGGCGGTGTGGCCACCGTAGAGGCAACGCGAGGCATTACTTCCGCTTCCATATGCACGACATCTGCGACACTCATATTGTGCAGACGGATGCGCAAATGCTTGCGCAGCTCGTATTCAAGCTTGGACATATATTTACCGGGATTGCGCACAAGCGTATTGTATAGCGCCTTATTGCGGTTGAGCGATCGTAGCATCGCGGCGCCGCGCATAAAATCGCGGTCGGCTGGGCGTGCGTTGAGCCAGTCCTGCATTTCCTGAGTAAGTTTTGGATCAAGATTCGTCATAATATTAAATTTATAGGCGCGACGACAGGCCAACCCTAAGCCCGTAGTCGCGCCTACTGAAGATTATATACTGTGCTAAGTCAGTCCTATTATGGGTATCAACCGCCGACTGCAACTTCGACTTCGCCGGTGGCGCAATCGATGGTGCCATCTTCAGTCACGAGTTTGCCTACATAATAGGGAGATGGGCATACATCGGTGACGGTTATTTCGAGTGTTGTACCGCTGGCGTCAGTCACGGACATACCGCTGTCTTGGGACGGCTTGGTATTGGTCTCGAACATCTCGTTGCCGACGATACGCCACTGGCCGTCACGCTGCTGAATTGCGTAAACTATGTCGTCGGAGTTGGCCATACGGCAAAAGCCCGTGGCATCCGGGCCGACACCGGCATACTTGATGGTGGCGGTGTTGTTAAACGTCTTGGATGGTTCATCACCTTGGCTCTCGGCCTTGACGTTGCTTGCAGTAGCGAGCAGATCAATGCGACGCCATTTGGCATCGGCAGCGAGGGCGAAGTCACCTTTGTAGGTAGCTATTGACGCCATCGTGGCATCTTTGTCGCCGGGCTTGGCGAGAGTGGGGAACGTATCAATCAGACTCTTGGGCATAAAATATGCCTTGGGTCGAAGACCTGGGAGTGTAGTCTCCCCTTTGCAAAAGGTCAGGCTCTCATAGAGGTTGACCGTGGTACATTTGGTTGTCATCTTCTCTGTCTTTTAAGTGTTAGTTGCCGGTTTTTCCTCCTTGATCGTCTGTCGGAGGCGTAGCGGCTTTGAACTTGCCGACAAGCAGGCGTTCGGGCGACACGCTTTCAAAGTCGACGCCGAAGAACATAGTGGCCACGAATTGGAGGACGAAAGCAGCATGTTTTTCGACCACGATGTTCTCGAGGTTGGACATCTGGTCTGTGCCGATGAGCATATTGGCTTTGGACGACAGCTGGATGTAGTCCGACTTTGCCTTGCCGGCCATAGGCACGAGCGTAATGTTCGGGAAGCCCTCGACGACAGTCTGGTTGAACTTGTCGTATATAGGAGATTGGCCGGTGGTAGTCTTGTAGTCATCGCGGTAAGCGTATACCAGCGAACGGGGTACGAACAGATTGAGCTGACCGCCTTGGCTGTCGGCTCCGTCTTCGTAGTCGAGCAGTTCATCCGAGGCTGCGCGGCAGAATGCCACGATAGAATCAACGGCATTGTCGGATGTGATAGCCTCGCTGAACTCATAGAGGTTGCCCTTGGCTACGGCGATATTGCCGGCGGTAATCTCCTTCCCGGTGATTGTGTCTATGCCGTCGAATAGGTCAACGGTCTTGGTGCCGGAATCATTTCGCACGGCGTCAAAGAGGTGCTGGGCAAAGCCCTGGCCTATTTTGGCGGACAGGAATGCCAGCACCTGGCGGACGATGTCGGTGTCCTTGAGACCCTCGCCTGAAGTGATGGACGATCCGTAGATAGATTGAGCCACCGAGTTGGGCGAAAACTCCTTGATAACCGAGCCGAAGTAGGTGCGCAGCGTGCGCCCGGCAACGGATACACCGGTGGAATCCACACGGCTCTCTGAATAGGGTCCCATCTCGATAGCTCCGGCGAGCTGACCGACGGTTTCCGAATAGCGGATGCCTGTGCGGAGGGTGAAGTAATTGAGTGCGGGGCCGAGTGCAAGCACCGGCATCTGCAGAAGCTCTTTGCGGTAGAGGGCTGCCGACTTGGCAAGCGCCTCGGGGGTGATAGTTACGTTAGGCATTATAGCAGATTTTTAATGTCGTTATACAAATTGATTGCGCTTGGTGCAGCCGTGTCGTTGACGCCGTCAACGGCTGCGGTGTCATCTCCCGGCGCGTTTTGGAGTGCGACGACCTGTGCGGTCAGTTCCGCTATGGTCTTGTCGCGCTCGGCAATAGCAGTATCCTTGTCGGATGCTGCCGTCTCGGCACTGGCCGCATCGCGGACGTGGGCTTCGAGACGGGCAAAGTCTTCGGCACGCAGGGTGACGTCTCCATCTTGATCGGCGACGATAGTCTCCATGCCGAGGACGTTCGCGATGTGCGAAAAATCGTACTTTTCCACTTTCTTAGTCATTACTTGTTGGTTAATAATCGGAGGAAGACCGAGAGCTGTGACGCGGGTACCCAATGTTTCTGCCGTTGACAATGTCTCGTCGGTGACTTCGGAGACTTCGTCAATAAGGCCGAGAGCGAGGGCATCATCAGCATTGAGCCATTTCCCTTCTTTGAGTATGGCCAGGATGTCGGACACCGGCTTGCCACACCTCTTGGCATATATGTTGGCGAGTATTACATCAGTCTTCTCCGCATCTTGCTTTGCCGTGGTCAGCCGTTGCATCAGGTCGGCCATTTCGTCTGCGTTGTATCGTCCCCAGGCGTCCACGAATAAAGAGCATTTATGCACGAGTATCAGTGCATATTTGCTCATCACAATCTTCTTTGCGCCTGTGGCGATAATCGTTGCGGCCGATGCCGAGCACCCGGTGTAGTACACTGTCACGTCTCCATGGTCGATAAACTGCTGCCGGATGTCGAGCGCGTGCGCGACATCGCCGCCGAGCGATGATATTTTCACATCGACATGTTGGCCGCGATAGCGATCGAGTACCGAACGGATGTACTGCATAGAGTATCCGTACTCGCCAATCGTATAGTCTATGATTAGTTGGTATTGCATATATCTACTCTACAAATAATCTATAACGCAAAGGTATCTTGCTATTTATCTGTATAAAAAGACTCTAAGGCTTGTCAAGAACCGGCATCAAGCCAAGAGTATCGGTGTATTCAATGGTCATCGTCCTGCAGGATTTGTCGTTCGTTCGACCCGGTAGCACGTCCGTTGTGTTTACTATCGGGTACGGATGTCCGCTACCACCGATAAGATACCAGCTGCCATCGGCGCATTTGGCCAGAAAAGTATAATGTTTGGTAGTCAAAACATTATCGTAGGCGGTGGTGGCCGTAAGAGTGGTTGTATATAGTTTCGATTTCTTTCCGATTTTACTCGTCACTTCGGCACTTGCAAGACCGAATATTTCGAGATCTTTCCAATCTCGCCAGTATTGCAGACGCACACCGATGCGAGGGACATACACTATGTTTTGCAGTTTGGATGTCTCGATATAGGAGACCGCCACGATGTTTTTTATCAGATTAGCCATATTGTACTGTATTGTTTGCGGCTGTATGCCGCTGTTTGGGTTTCTATTAAATGGAGCGGTTTGTCTATTAAATTTTCCCTGATTTTTTCTTTAGATTTATTCCGCGTTTTGCATAATCGTTGCGCATTCGGTAGTAGCATTGACGGACGGCCTCGGCTCGATCAATGCCGATACCGTTGGCTTCGCACCATGCCGCAATCATTTTGTTCAGACCACATGGTACAGCCTGCTCCCGCAATGGAGTGATGGCCGTCCAAAGGGAGCGACGAAATAGGTCGTCTATGGTTTCGGCTACTGCAGCTTTTCCGCAAGGTCCCATATAATTGTAATACTCCGGTGGTTTGGCTTTGCTCGCCGGTATCGCAATGGCGGTCATACCCTCGCCACCGCAATCCGGTGTATAGCCCTTGGGTAAACGTTGAAGATAGGTACGAATAATCGCGTTTTGAGGCGACGAGTCCGGGAATACAACCGGGTCTCCGAGGCAGGGTGTCAGCCACTCCGCCTTATACTTAGGTAGGTTGATGTAGATAACGAATTTGCTCATAGTGTTTTGTGTTTATGCAAAGGTAGTAAATAATGGCGATATATCTACTGTTTATGCCGATGTTAATTTCAAAACACGACACATATTTTCCGTTCTACACGTTCTACATGTTCTACACTTCGTGCTGTTTTACCTAATTGGTTTTTAATCAATAATATAAACGGTAAGGCTGACCCCGTACATCCATCAAAAGATGTAGAAAAACAGGCCATTTTGTAGAACGATTCCGAATTTTTCTACATTTGTAGAATTTTGTAGAATGGTTTTTACTAAGTGTAGAATACTTATTTTATTGATTATCAACTTTGTTGAAAGTGTAGAACGTGTAGAACGGAAAAACGGCTCAACTTTTTCGCAAGTCGATAAACAAAAATAAAGGCCGGCCTTTTCGGCCGGCCTAATTTATTGTATAGGGTTTGGCTATATCTAAAAAAAAGTTTTTTGTCTGATTATTTTGCAGGGTATTGGAAAACTATGTATATTTGCATTGACGCGGAGATGTGGGGTCGGAACGGGCCGCCGCCCACCTTGAGAGGAATCTGTCGATGACATACTTTGTGGCCGGGAGAAACACCCGTGTAGGAAACCGCGGAAGCTGGTAAGTCCGTAACCCCAGCGTAGTCGCCAGCCGTTTCAGGCTGGCGATTTTTATTTACCATTGTGTGTTACCCAGCGATGAATCGTCCCGTTTTTTGTTATGACAAAAACATTAAGGCGCTTAGAATTTTTCTCTGAGTATTTTTCAATTCCTTTTTGTACGGTCTCTCGCGTGTGGCTGGCATATTTCATATATACAACAGCGGCTGTTGCACCAGGCTTATCTCGAGCGTGTTCTAAGCAGTTCTTAAAATTATTTACACTTCCACCCCTCGGCGTTGATTGCTCAAATCCTGCTGTGAATATGTAGCCATCGGGAGTCTTTATCTGTCCTGCTTCATCTTTGAGTGTTACAACATATCCATTGTCGGCAAGATGCTTTGCCGCTTCAATTTCTTCGGGTTTATGTGTTGCTGTACTGTTTTCGATTACATAGTAACCTCCACCTTCACGGCTAAAATAACCATTCGAATATTTTCCTGAGTTCATTAAGTCGTTGTATTCTTTTTCGCGAGCGATATAATTTTTACTGCCGGTTGTTAATTTTCTACAGCCACCTGTTTTTTTAGTCATTTTTACCAAATTTAGCGGTCATAAAGTCAGGAATATAAAGCAATGAGTTTTGGATGCAGAAATCACGGATAGTCGCGCCTCCGCCATAAACAATAAAATTGGGTTTTCTCCTTTGTGAAATAACTCGAGCCACAGATAATTCTCTTTCTAAGTCGGTTATCCGGCCGCATACACCCCGTGTAGCAAATGCGTTGTAGCCAGAGGGTATTCCCTTCATGTTTAGTTGGGTGAATTTTGCGCTTACATTCAGGTCTGCATAAACGTATAGCCCACATTCTTGATAATACCTTGCCAGCCATCTTTTTCGGTATATGTGGTATATGCCTATTGCAAGTGGGGTGGTGTCAAATATTGAGTAATTCGGTTCAACGATTGCGCTTGCTTGATAAGTGAATATTTTTGCTGGTTTCTTCCATAATGACGAAAAACGATAGTCATCAACATAAAAATGAATAGTACGAGCTTCTTTCGTCCTGCGGCCTGCCCCATAAGGTGCAAAAGGAAGGATTAAGTTTCCTGCTTGTCGATCAAGCCGTAGACATGGAATCTCGTATCCATTGTCGCTTGGATAGAGATAGTCTTCGCATTCAAGTCTTTCCATTAGTCTTTTATTGTAGAGGTATTGTCAGTCGTCAATGGCTGTTCCGTCGACCTCAAGGTTAATATTATAATTCTCCATAAGTAGCTGATAGTCGAAACATAATGCCCAGTCTGTACGCGATGTAGCTTGGACAGATGGCATACCGCTTGCTCCGGTCACTTCCATAGTGCTTTCACGAACATTGGATAGGTTCTTGAAACGTACTGCGTACTTCGTCCCGATGTATTCCTTGCTGTTTTCAAGATAAAATCGTAGAGATTCCACGGGTAGTGTAGCGTCCCCGACAATCTTTCCATTCTTTTTATATAGCATCATAATACGCTTCGGGCATAGATATAGTATTGGTCTGGCACGCTGCCACTCAATTTTATCGCGCATTCCCTTGCCACGAAACGTGGTCTCGTACTTGATACGATAGTCCGCATCAATGAACACCTCTCCATTCTGATGCAGATAGTCCACGACAGCCCAAAAGTTGGCAAGCTCGTTGGTGCTGCGACATTCGCGATTCTGCCGACGGATGCCGGTTACACACAACGACAGCATATCTCGGTATGACCAAGCGACGTCTACCACGCCTTCGAGCGTGCGGAATACTGCCAACGGAATTACCCAATTGCGCAATATGCGGTCCTCGACCATATCACCGTCGACAGATGCGAGTATGTCGGCAAGAGCAACTTTGTAGTTGCCTGCAAAATTAGCCTCGACCCGTTTTCGATGCTTCAGCAGTTGCAATGTCAGATGGCTGCATCCGAGACTGCGCCATGTTTTAAGGTCGTCAAACTTGCGCTTCGCCTCAACCGAAAATTCCGAGGTATTGAACGTCAGAAACAATAGTCGGGAAAAATGGCAATGTCAATTGTCGGCATTTCCTGCCCGGAGAGTATCACGCCGCAGTCCACTGCCGTAGTCTCGCGCTTCTTGTCGCGATCCATATTCATACGAGTGCGCCCGACACCATCATACAGCCCTTTGATAAATTCGCGTCGGTTGAGTTCTATACTATTCTTGTATTCATCGATATGTACGAGCGCATTAGCACATTGCGCAACCGTATCTGCCAAAGCGGCGTCTGTCGCTGAAGACAGGTTCGGCGGCTCGTTATTGATGACAAAAAACGACATCAGCGAGTGCCCGAGCTCGGATTTACCCGAGCCCTTTGGCCCGAAAAGGTTTAGTATCGGAAAATTCTTCGTGACTGCCGTAACCACGTCCTTGAATAGCGTCGCAAACAGAAAACACATACCGACCTTGGCATTGTCGCCGAATACCGCGACCAGCTTATCTGTGTATTGCCGTAACGTGATTTCGGACATCGTAGTATGGACGAACTTCCTCTCGAACTGGAACAATTTCCTCTCATTGCGGTATATAGATGATGCAGCTGGTAGGTAGTAGTTGCCGACGTCCGGCAACTTGACAATGCCATATTCATCGGCAGCCATCCATGTGCCATTGTATAGTACGCCGTTACCGAAAGCGAAGAAATCATCCTTTTGCCAGCCCAGCTGCGTAATCTCTGTTGCCGTCTCGGTTTGTTCGTACAGATAACCTTTAAGTTTGGTCAGGTGGTCATCCTTGGCCTTCCAGATGTAGTTGCCAATGCCTTCGACTTTGAGTTTGAACCGCTGCAGACTGACAAGATCTTCCTGCTTAAGTTCGACTATTTCCGTCTGTCGGTTGATGTTTGTGATCTTATACAGTCGTTTAGGCGACAGCTGGTCTTTGATGTGAAATAACGGCTGCATCACGAAGTTGCTCCACACCATAGGCTCGCCCTCCTTAGACAGCGAGTAATAATAGTTGTCGCGCTCGCAAAAGCCATACTTGCGATATAGTTCTTGGTTGATCAGATTCCCATCATCGCTTCGTTTCTCGCCTTTTGTAATGATTGCCGCAACCGAACTCTCAACGACCGCAGACGACACGCCAAAGACTTTCGCAGTCTGTCTTGTCATTGCCTTGCGTGCGTCCGCATCGGCCATCTCGGCAAGTAGTTTTGCAACCTCCTTCATTACCGGTGCACGTTCACTCGCCGTCTCTTTGCCGATGAGCAACTTCTCGGCATACCACGGGACGAAATCCTGCTTGTGCAGAGAATCAAGGATAGCTCGTGATGTGATGTAGCTGTCCGGATCCTGCTTATCCTTACCTTGCGGAATTTCCTTGACAATTACGCGAAAGCCTTGATGAAGTGCTGCAAGGCCGTTCTTGATGACTGCAGCTATGCCCGGCCCATAGACATCGCCGACTTTCTTCGCCGGGTCTGCATCGGGGATAAAACATATAGTAGGATTATACCTGCGCAGTTGGTCAAATTGCGATGACGACCATTCCGTCCCAAGAGATGCTACGGTATTAGCCACCCCGATAGACTGCAAACGCATCACATCCGGAGCCCCCTCAACAAGATATACAATCTCATCAGATGCAATCTGGCGTGCCGCCGCGTTGAGTCCGAAAATCGTATCTTTCTTTGAGTAGACGAGGCTTGCCGGCGAATTGATATACTTCGGCCCGTTATCATCCAGTGCTCGTGCCGTAAATCCTAATACTTGATTACTGCGAGACCTGATAGGTATCACGATACGATTATAGTAGAAGTCTCTGAGATTTCCTTTTTCGTCTCGTCGCAGCAATCCTACCTCGACAAGTATATCGGTGGACAGCCCTTTTGCTTGTGCATAATCGCGAAAAGCACCATGACCGGGTGCATATCCGATACACTGCTGCTGAACGTATCGTTCGCCCCACCGATTATTGGCGTATTCCTTAGCGCGTTGAGCATCTGTGTCATCAGCCGACATCCTGGATGCATAATATTCCATCGCAACGCGATTGGCGTGGAGCATCGCTTCACACTTTTTGTCAAGAGCGACTTCCGCGGCTGTTTGCGGGGATGCCTTGTCCTCAATTGATATTCCGGATTTCTTCGCAAGATACTCCACCGCCTCGCGGAATGTCATGCCCTCAACTGTCATCAAGAAGTCAATGGCATTGCCTCCGATGTGACAGCCGAAACAATAGTACATATTCTTAGCCGGTGTTACAACGAACGAGGGAGTTCGTTCATTGTGGACAGGGCAGCAACATTTATAGTTATGCCCACTTTCTTGTAGTGGCACGAAATCGCGTACGACATCCTCGATGTGTGTCGCATCAAGAACTCTTGCTATATCTCTATCGTCATACATGCCGCTTATCGGTTATTAAATCGAGTAATCAGTTGTGCTGTCGTATGGAGATGTAGTCTGGCCTTGATGTTCTGCACATGCCGGTTGATGGTATAGACGGATATGTCCAGCTCATCAGCGACATCTTGTCGAGCAAGACCTTGTGCAATCAAGTGCGCTACCTCTGTTTCGCGTTCGGTCAACGCTGTCTCGAGCCGTGGCTTGCATAACACACCTTCAAGTTTACATTCCCCTCTGAGCGGACAATGTACTTCTTCGAGATTGAGACAGCCATCATTGGCAACATCAATTGATAATGTATCATATTCGCCGAAATTACAACGAATGAAAG